TGAAGGAAGAATTAACCCAATGGCATTCTTCTCTGATGAGGGAACATTAATTTGGGGTAACAAAAACTTACAAGTTAGAGATTCAGCATTAGATAGATTAAACATTAGAAGATTGTTGTTACAAACAAGAAAATTAATTTCAGCGGTAGCAGTTAGACTGTTATTCGAACAAAATGACCAAATCGTTAGAAATCAATTCTTAAACTTGGTTAACCCAATCTTAGATAATATCAGAAGAGAAAGAGGTTTAGCAGACTTTAGAGTTCAATTATCTTCAGACCCTGAAGAAATTGATAGAAATGAAATGAGAGGTAAAATTTTCTTAAAACCAATTCCTACCTTAGAATTCATCATTCTAGAGTTTAATGTAACACCTACAGGAGCTTCATTTGATGATATCTAATAAGTAAAAAATAAAATAAAATGGGGAAGAAAAAGCATCTTCCCCATTTTTAATATATTTATAAATAAAAAAGAAATTATGTCAAAAATTATAACAAAAAGTCAAATAAGCCTAGTTATTGAGTCAACTCTTAAAGAGGCTAATTATATGAATGAAAATGAAGACGCCATAAAACTTACCAAAGATCACATGGACAAACTTAATAAAGAAGGTCACTGTATGTGTGGGGATAGATGTTTAGTTTATCCAGAAGCAGTATACGGTGACTCAAAGAAATCTTATGAAGTTGTTAAATTAGTAGCAGAAAAAGATGGTGATTGTATTGTCATGGAAAAAGAACATATGGATATGTTGGAAAAGGATGGCAAATGTGATTGTAACGGAGTAACTATTACTATGTCTGAAATGGAAGACAGTATGAATGAAAACAAAGAAATGTGTTCTGAATGTGGTACTGGAATGATGGTGGAAGGTATGTGTAATGAATGTGGTTATTCAATGAACATGAAAGAAGAAGATGTTGATGGGGGTGATGCAAGAGAAGAAGGTAAAGCTACTTTCACTGTTGATGGTAAAACTTATAAAGTTGAGCCGGCTGATAAAGTAGAAGAATCTGTGAATAAATTAACTGAATCACTTTCTAAAAACGTAAATAAAGAAATTATAAAAGAAGACATGGATTTCTTCAATAAAATGATAAACTATAATAAAAAATAAAAAAATGGCTAGATATAAAGTAACAAAACAGCAATTAGAAATGGTAGTAGAAAATTTCGTAAAAGAATCTACTAAAACAATTTCTGAGTCTACTAAAACAAGTTCAAAAAAATAAAAAAATGGCTAGATATAAAGTAACAAAACAGCAATTAGAAATGGTCGTTGAATCTTTTGTAAAAGAATCTACTAAAACAATTTCTGAATCTGATATGAAAATGGTTAACCTTATTTCTGAAAAATATAAAATCGATAAAAAAGATATTATTAAAGAAATGAAGTTGATTAAGGAATATGATGAGAAAGCTTGGATGGATAAGTTTCATAAATACATTAAGTTAGGTTTGCCTAAGTTAAATGTAGAACTTACAAAAGATATGTATTACAACATTGTTAAACAAGCTAAAGAAGATAATTTTGAAGGTGACTATAAAGTGGTACAAAACGAACTAATTTATGTCCCATCTTCTGAGGTAAGTGGTAAAGCCTCTAAACTTCCTTGGTGGAAAAGAATGGGTAAAGGAACTGGTAAGTCAGATTAATTAAAATACTTATATTATTGAAGGTGGGTTGCTGGTTCAGCGACCCATTTTTTTTTAATAAAAATCACCAATATCTACACCGTTTAATCTATTTAAATGATATTCAAAGATATAATCGTTCTCAATACAAAACTGACTATTATTTCTAAATAAACTAACACTTGTTTTTAAGGTGATAACAGACCATTTTAAACTTTTCTTAAAAAATAAATCTACATATACCGAAATAACGACTGGAATTAAAAAATATAAACCATATAATCCAAAATAATATAAACCAACAAGGGTCAACAATATTGTTAAATGAACAGCTAAACTACTCTTTATACGTTTTTTTACATAACTATTAACTAAATCTACATCATCTGATATAAATTTATTCAACAATTCTTTTTCACTTAAAGAATTTAATTGTTCATCACTTAAATCGGAATAATTAATACCTTTAAATTTATCTTCAATCATAGTTCTATTTTTTAATGTAACACAATATAGGGGTAAGGTTTTTATTGGCAAAATATTTAAGTAGTTTTATTTAAAAATAAGATATTTATTATTAAATAATAAACTTTATGAAAAAATATATCATATCTGAAGGCCAATACTCAAATATACAAAAATTTTTATTAGAGACCTCACTTAGGTCATATATATTCGATTGGGATGATAATATTCTTTATATGCCCACCACCATTAAGATGGATAAAAAAGAGGGTGGGGAATGGATTCCCGTTGATGTTCCAACGGATGAATACGCTCACGTTAGAACTAGTCCTGAATATAGATTAAGAAACAATGACGTTGAGGTTGCGTTTAAAGATTTTAGGGATTCTGAACCATTTATTAGAGACGCAAAAAAGGCAATACATAATAATAAATTTGCCCCAAGTGCAGACAAATTTAAAGAAGCATTGATATTCGCTAATCCTTTTGGTATTAATACCGCTAGAGGTCATAAACCTGAAATACTTAGAGATGGTGTTAGACTTTTTATTGATATGGTTCTTACTGGTGAAGAAAAGTCAAAAATGGTAGATAATATTAGAAATATTTTAAATAAAACTAAAAATTTAACAGACGACCAAACGATAGATTTTTATTTAGATGAGATGGGTGAATATTACCCTGTTTCTTCTAGTGAGTTTGGTGAAAGGTTTGGTCTAGAAACTAGTGGTGGAGCAGCAAACCCTGAACACGCTAAAAAAGTGGCAATAGAACATTTTGTTAGAAAGATTTTTGATAACGTAAAAACTTTGGTTAACAGTGGGTATAAAAAAATGTCGGTTGGTTTTTCTGACGATGATGTTAGAAACGTGAGAGCGGTTGAACAATTTATAGAAGAAGAATTAAATAAAATATATCCTGAATTTCATTTTGTTGTTTATGACACATCTGAAAAGGGTAACCGTAAAATGGTAATTGAAAAGGAATGAAAAATTTAATTAAGAAAATATTAAAGGAGGGGATTGACGATTTTGATTGGACAAATCAAATTGACCCTCTACAGTCTTTTGAAGACTATTTTTACGGTAATTATAAAATGAATACATCACAAATTAAAGTGGGTAAGCCTGGTCAATGGATTAAAAGAGACATTACTTGGTGGAAAAATTGGATTCATGATGTAGAGATGTCTCATGCATCTTTTTTAGAAGATGTAGATGAGTTTAGAGATATGGTACAAGATTTAGTTAACCCAAGAGACGGTTCAAAAAAATACCACCAACTAGCGGATGACATTTATCAATACGTAACACCCAAATCAGCTTTAGGTGGAAAAAGTTTTTTTCAAGATTTGGCTTTAACCATAGATAACGCTTACACTGAATTAGGTCCTTTTGCGGAAGATAATAATTTAACAATTTTAGAAACATTAGATATTTTTAAACAATGGTTAGATAAAAGAGAAAAAGAAGGTAAACCACTACATAAAGAATTATGAAAATTTTAATTAAAAAAATATTAAAGGAGTCTGATTTTGATTGGATAAAAGATGTTCCATCGTTTATTGAAATTACAGAGCCTGTTGCTCAAACCAACCCCAAAAATATGTATAGGTTATATTGGACTAATGGTTTTGGTGAAGAATATGGTACATGGGCTGATAATTGGTATAATTTTAAGGCTGACTCAAATGGAGAACATATGTTAAAAAGATATGTTCAAATGTTTGTAAATGGTTTTAATTCTTCAGGTTATTTTAGTATAGATACATTAGTGGATTTATATTTACAGGGTGGTCACGATTATATTGTAACGGATTGGATGAAAAGCGAGTTATCTAAAATACCTGAAGACGATGACCACATGTCAGAAAGGGAGGCGTTACGTGAAATGTTAAGTGAAGATTTATATGATTTAGGTGTTTTAACACATGATCATTATAATTATAGTCATGCAACATTAGAAAGATGGTCGGTTACTTATTTTGATGAAAACGGAATAGAGTTCAAAACCAAAATAAATATAATGTAAAAAAAGGGACCTTAAGTCCCTCTTTTTATTTTTTACCAATTACCTCATCAATGATACCATAGTCTAGTTAAACTTTTGATAAACTCTACATATTTATTAATATGGGGGATAAAGTAACATATATATACGGTTTAACTGAAAACGATAAAATTAGGTATATTGGAAAGAGTGGTAATCCAAAAAAGAGGTTATCCGAACATATTAGAGAATCTAAAAGAATACAAAAAACACATAAACAACGATGGTTGGGTTAGTTGGGGTGATTGGTTGGGTAAGTAGTTTATTTTTTAGTAGATGGTTGTATGACTTCGTCTATTATTCCGTAATTTTTTGCTTCATCAGCACTTAACCATAAATCTCTTTGAGCGTCCTTTTCAACCTGTGCTGGGTTTTTACCACAATACTCACCCAAAAGTCTAAACAATTCCTTATTAACTTTTTCCCATTCATTCATACTAATTCTAGCGTCTTGAATGTTACCCATTGCTCCACCACTAGATTGGTGTAACATTGTTCTTGAGTGTACTAAAGATGACCTCATTCCTTTTGTTCCAGCCCCTAAAAGTACTGAACCCATTGATGCCGCCATCCCTGTATTAATGGTTTGGATTGGTGTTTCGATATAATTCATCACATCCACCATTGAGAGTCCTGCTTTAACTGAACCACCGGGAGAGTCGATATGCATTGTAATTGTTTTCTTTGGGTCTTGTTGTGATAAGAAAAGTAATTGTGCCTGAACAACAATAGCCATTCTATCATCTACAGGTCCTGCACACCATATAATTCTATCCATCATCAATCTATCAAATACTGAAAGCATTGCAACATTTAATTGTCTTTCTTCTACGATATTAGGTGTTATTGAATTACCAATATTAGGTAGTGATGAATTAAATGTTTGGTAACTGTGTAGTGTATTTGAGTTAACACCTAAGTTTTTAACTGCATATCTATCAAATTCTGTCATATTATAATTTTTTTATTTATTTAATGATATTTATAAAAAAAAGAATAGTCAAATGGAAAAAAGAAATTATGATAATGCTTTAACTAAGTTATATGAATCTTTAGAGTATGTTGATGATAAGGAACGTATTGATGAAGGTGCTTGGGAAAACATTAAGTATGGTTTAAGTAAAGTTTTACCTAAATACAAAGTAGGTGGTAAAAACATATTACAAATCAAAGGTAGAAGAGTTGCTAAAAAAGACGCTGAAAAAAAGATTAAAGATATTTTAACTAAAGAATCTAATAAACTAATTAGAGAATTAGATAAAGAAGTATCAAGAGTTGCCCCTGAATTCCCTAATGATGGAAAAAGAATCAAATTCTTAAAAGGTATTATAACTATAGGTTCTTTTTATGATACTATTGTTGCGGCAACAAAAAAACAAGAAGGTGAAGAAGGTTATTTACCTATTGATGCAGCAAATGAAATAATAGGTGACCTTAGAGAGATTGTTAAAAAGTATTTAGATATCGATTTAGAGACTATATACACTACAACGGAAGCTGAAGAAGGGAAAGAAAATGTTTTAACAGAAGAAGAACTAGAGAAACTTAAATTGGACGTGTTAACTGAAGAAGAAGTTCAAATGATATCAGAAAAAGGTGTTTTAAGTAGTATTGGTAAAGGTGTTGGTAAAGTAACTGGAGCTATTTCAAAAGCTAAAGACAAAGTTATGGACAAAGCTTTTGGTGCTAAAAAAGGTTCCGATAAACCCCAAAGAAAAGGTTCGGGCCAATCTGCTAAGATGGATAAAACTTCTGGTAGTAAAGAGTTCGATAGTAAACGAATGGGTAAAAGTGGTTTAGAAAGTAACACTCTACCTATTGTACTTAATATGGTTGGTGGTGCTATGGGAGCTTATTCTTGGTTGGCCAACACAGAATGGTTTAAAAGTTTATTCCAAGAAGAAATTACATATACTGATACAGAACAAGTTACAGAGTTAGTAGAACAGAAAACTGAGATATTAAATGGGATAAAAAATGGTGAAGGTGTTTACGCTGGTTTAAGCAGAGTCACAGGTATTCCAGTTGATGGTAATTCTGACCCACAACAATTTATATCTCAACTAGAACAGATTGGTGGTGGTGATGCTCATAAAGGTGTTGATTTACTATGTCAAAAAGGTGGGTGGATGATGAAACCAGATGAGGCCTCAAAAGGATTACATGATTTAGTAAATAACCCTGACAAATATGATAAGATGGGTGATTTCTTTAAAGGTAGTGCTTCTGGTACGGGTAAATTAGTTGATCCTGATTCAGGTCTTGATACTACTCTTTATGGGACTAAAGCAGGTACATTTTTAAAATCAATATTAGTTAAACAATTACCTGTTATAATTACAAAGGTTGTTACTAAAACAGTAGTTAAAACGGGAGCAGCTTATTATACAGCAAAAGGTTTAGGTAATATTTTAGGTCCTTTAGGTTTAGTATTAGTTTTAACAGGTTTAACTGTTAAAGTTTTAAGAGAAAAAGGACAAAGACAATCAAGAGCAAAAACTTTAGATGATTTACTACAATCATTGAGGGATGTCGAGCCTAGTAAAGAAAACCCCCCTATAATTGACGAACCAACGGATAAAGAGGATGATGGTACAGTTCCTGTAGGACAACAGGATGAACCAACAGGAACAGATGAACCAACAGGGGGTAAAGAACAACCACCTGTAACAACTGATATTCCAGCAGACTTCTTAAAAGGAAATAGAAACATGCAATTGGTTTACTTATCACAAAACTTCTTACCTGGTGGGAAAAGTTTATGGGCTAGGTTAGGACTAAAAGAAGGCACAGTTTTACCAACTGGATTTTTTGATGCCGCTTTAGGACAAGGTAAAGTAGACCAAGAAAAATATTTAAACGCTTTTTATAAACATTTAGAAAAAGAAGATTCATTTACTAAAAAATTAAATGTGGGAGCTTGGTTAGCAAAAGTACAAAGTAATGAAAATCAAGCCTTAATTAAATGGGTTAGAAATACAAGAAAAAGTATCGGTGGTTTTATTGGGGCCATCAAGAAAGCTTTCCCTGAATTCGAAATTGGTGAAAGAAGAAAGGCAAAAACAAAACGACCAGGTGAAAGAGGTAAAGCAATGGCTTTGGCTGGTGAATCTATAATGGGTAAAAACGATTTGTTGATTGAAATAGGTTTGGGTGGAACAGCTTCAAAAGCTGGTTTCGATGAAAAAGAATTCATGAAAAACTTACCACAATTTATGGAAATGTTATCCATGATGTATTACGATGGTAGTGGTAAAAGTTTACCATATAATAAAGAAGAAGTTTTATCTACTTGTAAAGAATTTGGTTGTAAAGCTGGTTCTAGTAAAAAATACAAAAAAACTAAATCAGATGATTATGAGTTTATGATGAGTGATGGACTTATAAATGAGGATATAAAAAGAATTAGACAATTGATGAAATAAAATAAAATTGTCGCATATTTATAATTAAAGATAATAAGTAAAAAAAAACAAAAACAATAAATTATGGCAGATTTGTTAATGAGAATGCCTGTTCCTTACGAGCCAAAGAAGAAGAATAGGTTTATATTTAGATTTCCTACACCATTGGGGATTCAAGAATGGTTCGTAGCTTCAGGTTCTAGGCCTTCTATTACAATAGAAGAAGTTGAAATACCTTTTTTAAATACCTCTACTTATGTCGCTGGTAGATTTAATTGGGAAACAATTGACGTTACTTTCCGTGACCCTATTGGTCCTTCTGCTACACAAGCTCTAATGGAGTGGGTTAGGTTACACGCTGAATCAGTAACAGGTCGTATGGGTTACGCCGCTGGTTATAAGAAAGACATCGAGTTAGAATTGTTAGACCCAACAGGGGTTGTTATTGAAAAATGGATTCTACAAGGAACTTTCCTAACTAACGTAAACTTTAACGACTTAGATTATTCATCTTCTGATATTGTTGACATTAATGCTACACTCAGATTCGATAGAGCTATATCAGTATTTTAAATTTCGTATACCCTTTACATCCAAAGATATTATCCATATATTTATGTTATATAACATAAGTGTATGGATTTTTCTTTTTTTATAACTGATAATAAATCTGGTCATAAAACTAGAGAAACATGGTTTTCCAAAAACCATCCCGAAGAATATCAAAAGATATTAAAACACACAATTAAATTTGATTTAAAATCATTTAAAGAAAAAATATGGTTTTATTATAATAATTTAACAGAAATACCCACATGTCCTTGTGGTGGCAAATCAAAATTTTCAGACAGGTTCGATAAAGGTTATAACGATTTTTGTTCTTTAGAATGTGCTAACAATCATAAAGAAGAGCTGGTTAAAAGACAAAAAGAGGCCATTCAAAAAAAGTGGGGTGTAGATTTTTTTCCACAACATAAAGATTTCATTAAAAAACAAAAAGAAACTAAAAAAGAACGTTATGGTGATGAGAATTATAATAACGTGGACAAAATGAAATCGACCAAAGAAAAATTATATGGTGATTCAGGATATAATAATTCACAAAAAAACGCAATAACAAGACGTGATAGTTTTATAAAAACCCTAAAAGAAAAAACCAAAGATAAGTTTGTTTCTTACGAATTGGGTTCTGAAAATATAATCTTAAATTGTGGTATATGTAACCAAGATTACCTTATATACAATAACTTATTTAATTATAGAACAAAACAAAAATCCGTATTATGTACCTTATGTAACCCAACCGATGAAAAACAGGTATCAGGTCTTGAGTTAGATTTAATTAATTTTGTTTCTAAAGTAGTTGATGTTGAAACCAAAAATAGAGTGATTTTAGAGGGTAAGGAATTGGATGTTTTTATTCCTTCAAAAAATTTAGCCATAGAGTTTAATGGGTTATATTGGCATTCTGAAATTTATAAAGATAAAAACTACCACCTAAATAAAACCATTCTTTGTAACAAAAAAGGTATAAATTTGTTACATGTTTTTGAGGATGAATGGTTGGAAAAATCTGATATCGTAAAATCAATCATTAAAAATAAATTGGGTGTTTGGGATGTGAGGGTTTATGGTAGAAACTGTGAGGTAAGGGTTGTTGATAAATCGGAAGAAAAGAGTTTCTTAAATACAAACCATATTCAAGGATTTGCGGGTTCAAATATAACATACGGTCTCTATAATAATGGTGAATTGGTTTCTTTGATGTCTTTTGGTGGGTTAAGAAAATCATTGGGGTATGACACTAAAGATGGTTCTTATGAAATGTTAAGATTCTGTAACAAATTAAATTATAATGTTATCGGTGGGGCTTCAAAATTATTTAAACACTTCATTAAAAAAAATAACCCAAAACAAATTATTTCATATTCCGATATGAGATATTTTGATGGTTCCCTGTATGAAAAATTGGGTTTTGAATTTATGGGTGATACTAAACCAAACTACTTTTATGTAATTAATCATAACAGAGAAAATAGGTTTAAATATCGTAAAGATGTTTTGGTTAAGGAGGGTTTTGATAAATCAAAAACAGAATCCCAAATCATGAAGGAACGTGGTATTTCCAGGATTTGGGATTGTGGTAATAAAAAATGGTTGTGGAACCTATTCATTTAACTCAGACACAATAAAAACCTTATCAGAAGCTCTGGTTATAGCCGTATATAATGATTGTGATTTTTCTACCGATGTGATTGGTGCCACAGATAGTATATCATCCTCAACAACAATAACATATCTATAGGTAGAACCTTGACTCTTATGTGAGGTTATTGCGTAACCAAAATCAATATTAGCAAATCTTCTTTTAGCTGACCACGCGTTTTTAAGTCTATTAGTTCTAGTTCTACCAAAAGGTAATGATTTAGCTTCTTTAAATAACTCAGATATATACTTATTATAATCTGGATAAGTTTCTTTGGATAAAACCTCTACATCCCAAGACTCAAATCCATCGGTTACATTTATAATATAACCCACCCACTTATTATTAAATTTTGTGTTTGAAATTGAGTTAATGGATACTTCTGTCGAATTCTCTATTAAAATTTCATCACCATCACCATAATTATCATTAAAAATAAGAATGTCCCCCACCTCATATTCTTTTGGTTTATTATAAATTAAATCACGAATATACCAATTGATCATTTCACGAGTTTTGTTTTTATAAACAATAACCTTTATTAAATCTTGTTTTTTAGGATTTTTTAGTTCTAAAAATCTTTCCACATTTTCTTTAATAGTTTCCTCTAGATCTGTTTTAAAAATTAAATCAAAACCACTCTCCCTTTCATATAATGGTATTGGGTCCTCAACTGGGTCGTCACTAACAACTGAGTTTTCCCAATAATAATCTGAGTAAGGTAGTATCTTACTATCCACAAACTGTCTTACTCTATTGTAAAGTTTAAACCTATTGATTGTATTAAATGTTGGGCTAACTTCACCATTTTTATCACCATCTTCTCTAATTGGTGGTAGTTGTCCTACATCACCTAAGAATATTACTTTGGCTGTTTTCTTTTTCTCAGACATTATTAAGGATAAACCCATTTCATTTATCATAGAACATTCATCCACAATAATTATGTCCATGTTTTTTATCTTGGGTTTTTTTCTAGTATATATCTTAACGAATTGGCCAGTCTCTAAGTCAAATGTCATACCTAACATTGAAGCAACACTTAAAGATAATAAACCTCTAGGTTCGTCACCAAAAGTTAGTTCTTTGACTTTTTGGTGGACCACATTTTTAGCTTTATGAGATAAAGCGGATAAAACAATTCTTTTTTTAGATAAAAATGGTTGTATTGCGTGTGTAATAACTGTTGTTTTCCCCACACCGGCTTTACCCTCTAAAACAAACCACTCATCACTATTACCTAATTTAATAAAATCTTGTATTTGTTTTATTGCCTTTTTTTGTTCTTCGTTTAGTATAACTTTATCTAAAATTAAATTTTCATCCATATATGAAATATAACTAAACACAACAAAAAAAACCAGCTATTAACTGGTTTTTATTTTTTACCATTCAAAATCGAATGTGTGATTGCCATAACCATCTGTTATGGTTTCTCTATTTTTATTTTTCTTACCACCATTAAACTCTTCATAATCCCATAAATCTACAAACTCGTTTCTAGCAGAATACTCATCTTTAGGGCTAATGTATATATATTCTTCGTTATCAGTATCATCTTCTTCATCGAAGTATATGTCATCATCTTCAAAATCATCATCATCCTCATTTAATAACTGAGTATTCTTACTTTGGTAAGGTGTAAATAAACTATTAAACAATCCATCACCTTTAACTGGTCTATTATATAAATTTTCACCTAACATTTCGTGTAGTTTTAAACCCAATTCAAAAGCGTTTTGGACTTCTTCAACAACAACATACTCATTGTCAGTGTGGTATCTATGGTATCCTGCCGCCAAGTTAAGACAAGAGAATCCGAAGTTTTCCAATAATGGCCATATATCTGTATATGGATGTCTTGCCCAATCAGTAATTCCATGTTCTAAAATTAGTGGACTAACTTTCTCACCAAATATAGATTTTTTATCGAATAACTCTTTTCCCATTAAAGTCATACTCATTGAGTTGCCTTTGGGAGAATCGTATTGAATTGCGTATCCTACATTTTGAAAAAACTCTGAGTTAGTTTTAACTGATGCATTAGACCCTACACAACCTATTTCTTCAGAAACAAAGAAAGCTACTTTAACGTTCTCTAATGTATCTAACATTTCTAAACAAAGAAAGACGCCACATTTATCGTCACCACCAATGCCTGAAGGAGAAAGTGTTTTTGAATCAACACCTGTTAAGATAGTTTTACCATCTTCTTCTAATTGAACCACTTTTAAATTATGGTTCAAGTAATGTACGGTATCTGTGTGTGAAACAAATAAGGGAAAGTGTTCTGCCTTACCTTTTGTGACCAAAATATTACCAATTTGATCTTTTTCATAAGAAAAGCCTTTTTCAGATAATACCGATTCTAAATAGGCAATCATCAATTCTTCTTTTCTAGAGTATGTTGGTATGGCTAATACTTCTTTTAACCTTTGTAATTTTTTATCTTCCATTATTTATTGTTTTTTACTGATTGAATACAAATATAAGAATAGTATATTACTTGGCAAAATATATTAGCTTTTTTTATTAATTTATATTAGATTAAATATTATTTTAATAGATCTAGGTTGCGCGCAAATTTATTAATTTTATTTAAGTAAGTAAATGGTTTAAGCTTTATAATTTGTGTTTTGGGGGTTAATTTAAAAAAAATAGATAAAGATATTTATAATAAAAAATAATAAAGTTTTAATTAAAAAAAAATGGAAAACACCGAACAAATTGAACAAGAAAGATTTAACCAAGATGACTCACTACAAGTACCTTATGATTTAATACCACTACCATCTGGTGGGTTATTATATCAAGGAAAACAAGAATCAATTGAAGTTGAGTATTTAACCGCAATGGATGAAAATATTTTAACATCACAAAACTTGTTAAGGTCTGGTAAATTTGTTGACGTTTTATTAAAAAGAAAAATTAAAAATAAAAACATAGATCCAAAAGATTTATTAATTGGTGACCGAAACGCAATCTTAATTTGGTTAAGAGCAACAGGTTATGGTGAAAAATACCCTGTTACAATTACAACTGAGGATGGTGAAGAATTTGAATCAGAAGTAGATTTAACCAAATTAAAACAAAAATCTTTGGGTGCTAAACCTGATGAAAATGGGTTATTTGATTTTGAGTTACCACTTAGTAAAAAAAGAATTAAATTCAGATTGTTAACCGCTAAAGACGAAGATGAGTTAAATAAAAGAATTCAGGCTCAACAAAAAAGAAAAGCCGAATTTACAGATACTATCACTCATAAGTTAGGTATGCAAATAATGAGTATAGATGGTAGAAGTGATAAAGAATGGATATTCAACTATGTTAGGGTTATGCCGGCTAGAGATTCATTAGCATTAAGAAAATATATTAATGAAATTGAACCTGGTATGGATTTAATGGTTTCAATCGAGGGTCCTGGAGGTGACCCTATGGATACGTTTCTTGTCATTGGACCCGACTTTTTTTGGCCTGAGTACGGACTATAAACTAGAATTAACTAGAGAAATCTATGTTTGTACCAAACATATTGGTTTTTCTTATAGTGATGTGATGATGATGCCTGTTTGGGAAAGACGTAATTATTTAGAACAATTTTTAAAAGAGGTTGATTATATAAATAAAGAAAACGAAAAGGCAGCCAAACGTAGATAATTAAAAATTGGAGTAATTAAAATGATTGCTCCTTTTTTTTTTAATGTAATGATATTTATAAATAAAAGTTAAAATGGGTATAAACATTAGTAATGTGTTAATTAATCTTCTAGAAGATGAGATGAAGGAAAAAAGTGGGCCAATGTTTGTGGACTACACACCATTAGTTGTGTTATCTGAACCCACCCCTGTAGAATTTATTCTTTCAACAAACCAAGATGATGTGGTAAAAGGTAATATAAGTATACCTGAAAATGAGTTACAAAAAATATACGAAAAAGAAGAATTAGAATTTTTTACTTTTAAAATTGAATCTGATAGTGGTACAAATATTTTTAAAATAAGTTATAAAGAGTTGGTTGACCCAGAAACCGGATCACCAACATTAGTAAAAGATAAGGCCTACAATATTATTACAGATGGTAAAGAGATGGCTGATAGTAGTGTAGATAGTGGTGAAAAAATCGACCCAAATAACCCAAACCCAACTATACCATCTGAAATTAAAACAAACAGAAACGAAATTTTTAGATTATTATTAAAAAACTATGGTGGATATGATGGTAAAGAAGTTTATGGAGATGGATTCTACGATAAAGAACAAGCTAAAGAATATTCTAAACTTCAATCCGCAGTAAAAAAAGGCAATAAAGATAAATCAGAGTTACAAAAATTTAGGGATAGTTCTAATAGAGATAAGTTTTCGATGATGATTGCTGGATTAAGAAAATCTTTCCCAACAACATTTTTTAATAAATTAAATAAAGCTTTTCCAGAGTTTAATCTTTCTTACTCTAAATCAGTGGAAGAATCTTTTGATTTTTTAGTAGAAGAAAAAAACCCTGATAAATATAAAAGATGGAAAATTGTTTTCGGTAATTCTATAGGAAATGAAACTATTGACGAATTAGATAAAAACATAAGAGGTTTTATGGCCGCAGTTAAAAAGTGGTTTTCAGTACCAACAACTTATAAAGGTAAAACACAGTCATATAAAATTAGTTTTGATGGTGATAAAGTTAATGATTATTGGAAAAAGTTTTATGGTAATAAACAAGAATCTTATAAACCTAAATTAGGGCTTAGTAATGTTATCTCTGAAATAGTTTTAAACGAAGAAAAGGGTAAAAAACAAATAATTTTTAAAAATTTTAAAATATCAGAAAGTGCTGTAGATGGATCAATGAATGGGTTAGCTAGTAATACTGGTATAAATAATGATGGTAAACTAGAAAAAGACGCTGATGGTAGGTTTATAACATCAGCTGATTTAACTTTAGATGATTTTAAAGAGACAGCTTTTTATCTCTATGGTAAAGACGCTGGTAAATTTTTTCCTAGACTGTCACTTAAATTTAAAGACATACCAAAACTATTCGGTTTATTAGGAAGAGGTGGGTTAGATAAAAATTTAAAGAATAGAGAGGAGAGATTAGGTTTAAATAGTTATGATTTAGATAAATTTACTACAAGTGGTATGAGTAGAAGGGGTATGGAAAATTTACCAAAATATACACTAAAATTTGATAAACCAGTTACATTCAACGATAGAAAAAGTGGTACATTTATTAAAATAGCTAAAGATGAAGAACTAATATTTAATTGGGATAAAAAGGATAAATTATTAAGACATAGAACATCTAGTAAAAAATATACTAATGCAGCAGAGATACAAATAGAAATGCCAGAACAACCTAAAGAAGGTAAAAGTTACACTAATTTAAAAATAATTAAAATAATACCTTCGCGTGGATCAACTTTCGTGTTAGAACCTAATTTTTCAGTAGAGTTTACTGTAGACTCTTCTACGAATAAAACAAAAAAATAAAAAAAGACTAAGATTTGGCAGAAAAACCATTTAATCCAAAGGACCTAGAAAACATGCAGAATTTCCTTGAGTTACAGGAAAAACTAGCAGAAAACATGCGTAAAAGTACCTTGTCTTTCGTAAAAGCTGCAAGAGAAGCTGGTAAGGCAAAAAAAGACGCAGAAGCAGCACAAATAAGGATTAATAATTTAGAAGAGGAACAAAAAAAGTTAGAATCAGATATGTTAACAATGTCTGGTAAAGAGTTAGAAATAGCTAAAGCCAGATTTAATTTACTACAAGATGAGGTAGAACAACAAACAAAGATACTTGAAAAAAACAAAGCTGTAGAAGCTGCCTTAAAAAGACAAACAAAAAGTTTAAAAAATATATCCATAGCCGTTGGTCGTGATATTGCGTCAGGGACTAAAAAGGTTTTAGGCTACGTTAAAGACTTAAGTTTAGAATATTTTAAACAAGACGGACAAATTAGAAGAACTGCTGTTAACATCGGTTTGATGGGTAAACAGCAGGAACAATTCCGTAAAACCGTATATAAAAGTGCTTTAGCCACACAAAGACTAGGAATGGATGCGGCAGCTGTCGCAGAAAGTTATGGTTCTTATGTTGATGCTGTTGGTAGATTAATTCCTTTAACCGATAAAGCAGCTTACGCAATGTCAGAAATGGCAATGGGTACCGCATTAGGTAAAGAAGGTGCAGCACAAATGGCCGCTAGTATGGAAGTTTTCGGTATGTCAATCGAATCTACTGCTGGTTATGTAGAGGACGTAGCTAATATGTCCGAAAAAATGGGTGTTAACTCAGGTAAAGTTTTAAAGGATTTAAGTCAAAATTTAAGAAAAGCACAAACCGTTAGA